GATGATGCCATCTCCAGGTGTCTCGATATGCGTTTCAAGCACGCGAAAGCCATCATTCCAACCTAGTTGATACTCTTCCAGCTTGTCTTCAATGACGCGCTTAACAGACTGCTCAAGGTCTTTCTGCACTTCGCGCACGCACACAATGCGCGTACCGCGTTGCGACATGCAGCGTTGTATCGCGAGCTTCGCGAACTCGTGTGACTTCGCGCTGCCTCGGCCGCCATACAGACCCTTATAGCGGGCCGGACGCAACAGAGGGAGGTACGCTCGCGCGTGCTCTATCCGTAACGTCCGGCCCATCACTCGCAGTCGTCTTACGCAGCAGGCGTGTTCGCGGTGACCGACGCGACAAGCGCATCAGCACTCGCGTTCAGCGCATCGACTTCAGCCTGCACAGGCGCAAGCTGCTCTGCGGTCGCACCATTCGCCAGCGCAGCGTCAATCGCTGCCTGCTGACGCGCGGCGAAGCCGTCGATGAGCGCCTTGGCTGACGTCTCAACCGTCGTCGCCTTCGTGACTGCAGCCTGCAGATCGTCCAACAGTTTCATGGTCTCGTCTCCTTATCGTGTGAAATGGAATCGCTCAGTGCGTTCGAACTCGTGTTCAATCGTCGCGTCAACGCACGAATACGCGCACGAAAGTAGAGACTGGTCAACAGCACACCAGCCGCGAAGTCGAGAACATGTGTCAGCATGTCAATCGCCTCTAAGACCTTTTTCAATGTCTTCTTTCGTCGCGTCTGGCCGCAAACGTCTGCCTTGTGAGCCGTCAGCGTTCAGCACGTAACGACGACCCTTGAACGGGCCTTTGGTATAGACGCGTACCTGCACTTGCTGCAACATCGGTGCAGCAGAACTTCGCGCGCTCTCGACGAAGCGACTGATAGCGACGCCTGGCTTGACAAATCGTCTGAGATCCATTAGTCGTGTCAGCTCTTCACGATAACGCGCATATCTTTTTCCTTGACTTTCACTTCGTATTCTTGCCCGCCGTTGTAGCCATTCTTCGCGCTGAATCCCTTCACGATGAATGACGGCGACGACGGCAGCACAGTCATGGGGCCATGTTCAATGTCAGTCGGGCACGGCACCAAAACATCCCGACGAGGGATGAGAACGTCGAGCTTGATACGCCCGCAACGCTCACACTGAAAGTCGAAAAGCGGCATGACGTTCTATGCGCTCGGTGGTCTGTTCCAGAACGCCGGGACCGGCGGTCCGAAGAGCACATACAGCACCGCAAGACACGCGCTGATGAGCTTGACAAGCTGCAGCACTTGACCTGTCATCGGGAAACCGACGACTTGCATGAATAGCGGGGCGATCAGCCAGAACACAAACCAGCAGACGAGCGCGATGAGCGCTCGCACAAGCATCCCTCTCATGATGTTGGCTCCTTTGGGTCTACAATGACTTGCTCGATACGCGTCACTGTCTCGATAGGTCCACCGCCTCGTCCGGTATGCTCGACTTTGTCAGGAAACAAACCAATGTGACGCCCAAGCAGCTTCAGCTGACCCGGCTTGTCATACAGTTTGATCTCGACGTCCCACGTCGTCACCGACTCGTTTGATTCCTTGTCAGTGCGCGTCGTCTTGCGACGCTTGATTGATTCGATGGCGGCGAGCGCGTTGTCAGGTGCGCCTTCTGCGAGCTGCACGTTGCCGTCATCGTCGACCACGTAATGGTCAATGCGACTCATCGCAAGCGCTGAGACTTCGTGCAAGATGTCATCTTGCTTGATGTTGACACGCGCGCTGCGTTGTGCTTTCGCGCGCTCGACTGCTTCAGCCACATTCGGCAGCTGCAGCAGCTGAGACGCTTGACTCTGCGCCGTCTTCGAGCTGTAGCCAGCGCGAATCGCCGCTTGCGTCGCGTTGAGGTCGACGAGATATTCAGCAACGAACTGAGCTTGCTTGCGGCTCAGCGGTTTCTCAAGCTCGTCTGCAAGAGTTTCAGACACGACGCATACAGATAGCACGCGCAGGAAGCAGCGCGCAATTAGGTTCCTCAAGTTCAGCGCACGAAAGTCAAAGAAAAAGTCTTGAGAAAAGAAGTGTAACAAGCGTAACACCGCAACGTTTCGCTCGTAGAGTCGAGCTGCGCGCAAGCGTAACCGCGAGTGTAACTGCTCAAGTCGTTGACGCTCAACAGCTTGCTCAGACAGTTACAGTGTTACACTTGTTACTCTTACTTCTCAGACTACTTTGCAGTCAGTGTGCAGCACGTCACGAACTGGGCAGGATAGAAGTCTTGGAAACGTGTGTATCACGCGTAACGAGCGTAACTCGCAGCTCGAAAACACGTGAAGTGCTGACCGCTCAAGCACTTCGAGAGACGAGCAATGCACACGAGCTGAGCATAACGCGGCTGTAACTGTGTGGATTCAACGACTTAGCCCTTGACAGAGCTTAAAACGGCACGTCTTCTTCGTCGTCGCCAGGCTGTCTGCTCGACGTCGCCATCATGACTGGCGCGTCGTCGCCGTGTTCTTTCGACTGAGCAGCAGCGAACGTGTCAAGCCACCCAGGATTCAAGCTGACATATCCACGTTGTAATCTCTCTTGAGAAACACGAATCGCGGTCGGCTTGAATCCGAGGCGCTGCATGATTTGTGACACACGATGTCCAGCGAGACGGTCTTGCCTTTCTGGTGGAATGTTAATAGCAGTATACAGACGCGCTGTGACGACACGCGAACGCCCATCCCGATAATCATGAAACTCAGCAGTGTCGAGTATCGCATGAGAAATCAGCTCCTCCCATGAATCGACTTCACGGCGTTTTTCCTGCTGCGCGCCAGCGTCAGGCCAGAGCGCTTCAGGTAGTCGAATGCTATCGCCTTTCGCTTCGCGTGCGCATGCTTCAGCCCACAGCTGATCCCGATTCGCGAGTATCCACGCAATGTCAAACTTCTTGACGTTCACCGGCCAGAAACGACGCGCACCTGTGCTGTCAATCAGATACTGCCCAGTGTTCGTCGTGCCAACAATGATGAACTGACGCGGACGCTCGACTGGCAGATGAGCATACGCCATGCGTGCTGGCCCATCGACTTGTCGTGACAGCGTGCTCTTCAGCTGTTCGACCATCGACTGACGCAAGCCGCCAAGCTCTGACGCTTCAATAATCCACTTGCCCAGTGTGCTCTCAATCATCTGCTGACTCTTGATGTTCAGCTGCAGATCGTCAGAGAACCATTCAGGGTTCGGGCAGAGCGCGCGAAGTGCGGTGCTCTTGTAGAGACCTTGACCGGATTCAATGACGACAAGCTCATCATACTTGCAGCCAGGCTCACGAATGCGACGCACAGCAGCAATCAAGACAATCGCAGAGATCGCACGTATGAACGGCGTGTCGTCTGCGCCACCACCTTTGATGAGCCATTCATCAATGCGCGGCGTATTGTCCCACGTAATCAGATTGAAGTAGTCTTTGACAGGATGAAACGGGTTATCCCACGCGATTTTCTTGACGACTTTCTCGAAGAACGCGTATGACGGCCTGAAGCGGTAGTCATCGTCGATACGCAACCATAGGTCAGTCAGCTCGCGGTCTTCGAGCGGGCGACTGCGGTTGACCAAAATTTTATCGCTGAACTCGTTGTAACTGAGGTCGACGCCCATCATGCTCAGTGCGCGCTTGATATTCTCTTGATGATCACGAACGATGACGCCTTCACTGTTGCGGATGAAGTCGCTGTCACGTCCGAGCCATTCGTTGATTCGCTTGATGACGAGCTTGCCTTTGTCTCCGAGCAGCTTCGCAAGTGACGGCCCGCCTTTGACCTTCTTGATGGTCGCGGCATCTTTCGTGTTCAGATTCTTCGCCGTAGACTCGACAACGAGCTTGACGTCATCGACTTCCCGATTGTCGCAATATGCTGAGATCGCTGCGCCCATCGTCACCAGCTCTTCGATGCTCAAGCCAGCGCGCAGCAGAAAGCCAGCCCAGCACAGACGCGCTTCGTGTCCGAAGCCGTTCTTGCCGAAGTGCTTCGCCAGTATCATCGCAATCGCTGAGAGACAGACGCGCTGCTTGAGATGAGACGGCGGCTCGATATGCGCTGGTGTTTCGTGCTTGACGAACGCCAGCTGCTCGTGCTTGCTGTGATCGTTCTTGTCTGTCCAGACGCTTGGCGGCGCCATGCTCTGCATGCCAATCGAGCCGTCGAGCTTCGTTCCACGCAGCTCAATCAGCGTTGTCTTGTCAATGTCGTCGTATTTGAAGCTGACGAGCGCTTCAGACGTCGTGTATACGCAATGTGAGATGCGCTTACCAGGACGTCCGTAGATAAATCCTGTCGGCGGGAGCAGATGCTGAGCGATGACGCTGCCAGCAGCCCAGTCAATATCCACGTCGATGTTGAATTTACCCGGAGAAATCTCGACGCCTGACAGCAGCCCGACGCGATTACCTTCTTTGTAGTCGTCGAGCGTGTATGTCTTCAGCTGCCATTCGTTGAGTCGAGGACCTTTGTCAGCGCCAATTTGCGCCCAGACGCAGATGCGAAAGCCTGCGTCAAGAAATGACTTGACGATCTCTCGACTCATGCTGATGCCTGTTCTCGTCTGACGCGACGATATTCTGCATGTGCGCGCTTCACTCGTGCGCGCAGCTGCGGCTGATGTTCGTAGCGCAGCAAGAACATGTAGAGGTGTCGAGCGTGTCGTGGGAAGAGTTTGTCGCTGATGGCATGACGTGCAAACTCGCCAATGTCATCAGATCGACGTGACTGATCGCGCAACCAATTGAAAAACGTTGAAGACAAACGAGACGCCCTCTCTGCCTGAGGCGGAAATGAGGTGTGGCGTGGCCGTGCTGAACGTCGGCAGAGATTGGAGACGTCGTCGCACGCTTAGCGGTGCGTCATTCGACGACACACCACGCGCGCTGCAGACACTAACATAGAGCAATCACTGTAAGCAAGCACTCAAAAGTGCTGTATCTCGTGTCAGCTCGCGTCTTTCCTCCACGACTTTTTCTTCATTGTCAAGCGAATTCTGCTTCAGTGAATCAGATTGACATGTCGCGTTGCGTCACTGCAAGCGCTACACAATTGTCTCTCACGTGACGAATTCGAGCGCTCGCGCAGCTGTTACGTTGTTACGCTTCATAGACGAGCAGCAGTGGGCATGGAATCTGCAAAGCTCGTGCAGCGCTATGAAGTATCAGATTACGCAAGCGCAATTCGACGTCATCAACAACGATTGCAAAGTCGTCACTGCCGACGGACAGCGCTTCTTTCGTCAGATACACGAGTCGTCGCGCGACGTCGAGCTTGTGCCTGTCGAGATCGTTGACACGGTGCCTGCAGTTGACGTACCGTCGCACTACGCGTCGATCTGGCCGAGCGATCCACGCGATTGAGGAGACTGTCATGTCGTTCATGAGACTCGTTTCGTTCAGCATCTTCGCCGGCTGCGTGCTGTCGTTCGTGCTGTTCATGGTGCTCTAGTCGTGAACGTTGCACAGATGACGCGTGAGCAGCTTGAACTTGAGCTGTATCGAGCGCTCGCACGAGCAGCAACGTTGGAGCGCATTCTGCTGCACGCTGCGACGGATGCACGTGCGAAGAGCGCTGAGAAATACGCGCTAAGTGCTTGAAATAGAAGCACTTAGCGCACGTCGCTTTTTGCTTGCAATCGTCGTTCCGCTACTGTAAGCTCCTTCTTGATGACTCGTAATAAGACGGGTCACAAAGCGAGGTGCGCATGTCAGTTCTCTTCAATACGAACGAGTTCGAACGCAGTCACAACAAGTCGCCGCGCGGTCGTGGTTCGTGGGCGTTCGTCGATTACGTCTACGCGAAGCGCAACGACTATCTCGACTTCGTCTTCTGGTCGAACGGCACGACGTATCAGGAAGCGAAGAAAGCAGCGCGTGAGCACTTCGCGTCGCTTGGCGACAGGTTCAGCGGCGAAGTCGTCGTGCT